GATACTTTTAATACTTGATTATTAACACCTTCAATAACTAAGTAAGTATTATCTGTATCTAATGTAGCTGTAAATAACGTAGGACTTGTTGCATCAATAGATGCTTTTAATCCAGTGATTATCTCTAATGCTGTAGCACTACCATCACTTGTAAACGTATAAGCTGTATCATTAATATTAATTCTGTATAATGTAGAATCCAACACTGTATTAATAGAATACTCTGCTCGTGTACAAGCATTGGTTGTAATAGTAAGAGAAGATGTAGTGACAAACCTATCTAATGTATTAGGATTTTCTAATATAGATCCAGCGTTTAATATGTAACCATTCTGCTCTGTAAAACCCTGTGTAGATGTGTATGACTTGGCTGCTGCCTGTCTAGGTACATTCAGTAGTACACCTATGTCATCTAAGCTAGTCCCTTCTGCTTTAAGAGGGTTCTGAGAGTTAACTACTACTTCTAATCCTTCTTCTAATTCAGCTATCTTTGTTGCTGTGATATTAGCATCTTGTCCAAACTTCTCATCATCTCTAATAGCCAGATTAGGGTCTACTAATTCTTGATAAGAAGATAACATACTGGCTAGTACTTCTGGCTGTCGCCTGATGACTAACCCTTTTTCTGTTAATTCTGCCATATCCCCTCCATATTAATTATATTGATAGGACATCATTTATAGTGATAGTACTACCTTCGTTAGTTTCTGCTATAAAAGATAATGACAGTACTCTTGTACTATTATCTAATACAGAGTTGTATTCAATAATCTTAACTATATTCTCTCTATCTAGGATATCTTGCTGTACTAATGAATCTAACAAATCTTTAGTACCTTTACCTAGAACAGATATGTTATTATTCTCATTCTTAATCCAAGGTATTCCAGCTAAGATATTGAAATCCCATTCACCTTTGTAAGTGTTTAAGCTGATAATAGTTTGCTGTTTACTGGATTGTTCTATTGTAGTTGTGTATTGTGGGGAGCCATTTACTATGACTATATCACCATCATCACCTAATAAATAATCTACACTCATCTGAATACATGCTCCGTATCTTCCTGTGTGTTACCATCTGAATCATTAGCTTGTTCATGATAGTGTGTTTCGCCCACTTCTATACTATTCTGTAATATAGATGGAGAGTTAAGTTGTATATTTCCATTAGGTGCATTAACTATATAATCTTTGGCTACATCTAACACTACACTACCTGTAGGTTTCATCTTCCAACTACTACCAGCAAACTTAATCTCTACTTCTGTAGGGTTAGGGCGCAGGTTAGACGATACTGTAGGACAGCCTAGTGTAGCGAAACAATCTGTTACTGCGAACTTACGTTTATCTAAAGGAGTGATAGGGGATGTACCAGCACTTAGTAAATAACTATCTAATCCCTCTTTACTAAAATCTAGTTTAACCCTATCTCCTGCTTTCACAGGAAGGGAGAATAAAGCCCCTCCTGCTTCTTGTAAGCAAACTATCACATTATATATAACAGGGAACTCTACAGCCTCACCATCTTCATCAAAGTAGTTAATAAGAGGTTGTACATCTATCATCTGGTTGGTTGAATAGTCATCGACATTAACTACTATTGCTGGTACACTTAGATTAATATTACTATATACAAACTCTTTTATAAGAGATGTAACTGTATCTGTAAATGTCTTATCTGTCATAGTTAAAGTGCCACTGTCTTTACAGTAGTATTCCAAGTATTACCCTCGAAATCTAAATCATGTGTAATACTTTCTATAGGATATGTACCCCACCAGTCTGTATTACCAGATCTTATATCTACTGCCATGTTGGTTAGTATCCTGCCATTAAGGAATAACTTAGCTACTACACCAGAGTTACTACCCTTCTCTCCTGATTTCTTATTAGAAGAGTCTGAATGTAATTGTATAGGTTCTTTTAATGTGGTAGGCTCTAGTAAGAAGGTTTCATAAGTCTTAGCATAACCTTTAGGCTCAACATACATCTTACCTAGTACAGTGTAGAATTTATAATCCACACTATCACAGAACTTTTGTATTTCTTCAAATAGATTACCAGCAATGCTGTAACCATTAGGGTAAGTCTCTTGCAAAGGACTAAAGAAAGCCTCTAATTCTCCTTGTACCTTACCTATAGGAATAAAGTTAGATTGAGCTATAGCTAATACATCATCTAATACTTTTTTCTTAACTGTGTTAGGAGGCCATGATTTAGATACTTTAATATTCTTCTTGGGGAGTACATTATCGCCACATACTATATGTGTAGTTGTAGTCCCGCTATTACCATCTCTCTTTGTCTCTACTTTGGTTATCTGAGCCGCTAGTATTAAAGGCAGATCACTGTAATCTACATTATCGCTACCTATATCTATTTTATACCCAGCTCTAAGAAAGATGAGGTCATTAACTCTGATACTGTTCTTAGTCTCTTCTGATAGATTATCTAAAGAGATGGTTGAGAATTGATTACCACCCTTAGCTCCAGATTTCTTATAAGAGACTTTAGCTTTCATGCTTAGATCTCTTATCTCTATAAACGCATCTGGTATAGTTCTGTAATCAACCCTAACACCCTTAGATATATCTCCTAGTGAGTTATTAATAAGATTGGTAGCTGCTAGGTATCTAGGGATAGTAGAACCATCTGAGATAGGTACTTCTGTAGCTGATAATAATTGAGGTGTAGATACAGCCCTTTTAGCTATACTTGTAGGGATACTTTGCACTATAGTACTACCAGCTCTTCCTATAATTAAAGAATATCTTCTATCAAACACTTCATAAGTCATTACTGTTATACACCTAATTCTTCATTGGTTAGATAAAATAAACCATAAGCTTTACCTAAACCAATATTAGATAATGTAGCTATACCTTCACTGTTCCCACTTCTACTTAGACAAAGGATATCACCATTGGGGAAATCATCTAGTAAATATCTATATAGTAGTGATTGATTCTCCATTACCTTAACCCCAGCTTTAACTAGGGTATCTTCTGTGTAAATGTCGAAGTACAATCTCTCATCTCTCTCATTCCCTCTAAAGATAATGTTATAGGAAATACCGCCTAACGTGACATTAATCTCAGAGAAGGAGAGAGTTGGTACTGGTATTTCTATAGACATATATTACTCTCTCTTATAGTTCAGCATTATCTTGTCTAGCATTACCTAATGCTGATGTTATAACGCCCCTTTCATACCAAGTTAATTCCTGCTCTTCGGTGACTGTACTTGTAGACGAAGACTTCTTAGATTTAGTTGCAACACTTTTTGCCACTACTGAACTAGGTTTAGCTACAGAGGTAGCACCAGCAGCAAACCTTACCTTTTGTAAAGTAAAATTAACTTTAAAAGCATTTAAACCCTTACCTGCCCTACCTGTAACATTATCTTGTTTATGATTAAAAGATGTAAAGTAGCAGTTGGTGTCTGGAGCTTGTATATCACTATAATGCACAGTTATAGGTGTCTTACTTATCTGTGCGCTCTTTAAGTTACTAAGATATTCTTTAGGTTTCTTATCAAACTCACTACCACTAAAAGTGGATATATCTGTAATCATTCCTGAGAAAGACAGTACTATAGGCCTAGTTACATAGTTATCAGAACTGTAGTTACCATCCTCTACCAGAGAATTAGATAAAGAACCATCTGAACTTCTTGATATACTCGTAGTAGCATTCATGGCATAGAAATCACCATCTACTTCTAAATAGAATATAGACATTAACCTCCTCCTGAATAAGCATTTTGTAAGTACTCAGGAACATACCTATCCATAGCATCTTTAATAGAAGCTTGTATTACCTCTGGATCACCATTTATGGTATAATTATTAGTTACCGTAGCACCTGAGATTATTCTATCAGCAGATTGTTGGCCTCTACGTGCCTCTGGGTTTAGTGCTTTATCTATAGGAGATTCGCCTACCAGATCTTTCATCCACCCTTTTATATCAGTGTCACCAGTGAAGGGGTTAGTGAGTAGTGTGTCCAGCATTCCAGCATAATTAGTAGCAGCACCTTTAATTACTGTCTCTCCTACGTCTGTGAAGCTTAACTTGCTAAACTCTATTGCATATCCTATTGCTTGTTGTATACTGCCTACTATTCTATCCCACAATCCTGCCATATTCTCCCAAGTTATTAGACCTAATCTATAGAAGCCTTGAGCTGTTTCTAACTCTTTATTAAGAGCAGACTGCTCTTCACGGAAAGTCTTAGTAGCTTCTGTTATATCTTCAAACTGGCTACTGGTTACAGAGCTAAATAGATTCAATCCTAACTCTACAGCCAGTAAAGGCCAGAAAGCTCTCTTAAAAGCATTCACAGCTAATGTAAGCCCTTTGACTTGTTTACCTGCCACTGTAGCGGCTGTTCCCATCCCAAGAAAACTCTTCGCACTATTAATACCTCCAGCTACTAAGCCATACATCGTTTTGGTAGCTGCTATCATAGAGGGTACTAGCTTCATTAGTAACAGAATGATAACACCTCTTATAGCCATCTGTAAGCCTTCGCCTTCACTAAAACCTAGTGCCATTCCTAGTTTATCTATCCAGTTAAAAGGTGCGGCTATGGCCTTAGCTAGTATTCCGAAAGCTCCAGATAGTGCTATTAATGCAGGTTTGACAGCTTCTAGTATATTAGTTAAACCGCCAAATACGCTTTTAAATAAATCTTTTAATCCTGCCTCTGACATACCTTCTACGGTTTTATCTAAAGCATTGACTAATCTACTTTCTTCTGCTGAGATAGATTGTACATACTCTGCTAATGCACCTGATGAGATACCTTGATCACTAAGTATTTTTGATACTATCTTAGTAAACTGTTTAGCATCTACGCCAGCAGTTTTAATAGTATCTTTAAAGCTCTTAGTAGTCTTATCAAATACATCTGCCGATCTGATTCCCATAGCATCCAGTGCTTGTACTGCTGCACCTGAGAATGCGGGAACCTGATCAATAATCTGATTAAGTTCTTGAGACTGTACTACTGTACCTGATATCATCTGTCTAAAACCAAGGAATGCTAACTTAGCACTCTCAGCGTTAGTACCAGCAGATGCTAAACCTTCTGATATCTGTACAAACACTTCTTTAGCTTCTTTAGGACTAACACCTCCACTAATTGCACCTACACTAAATGTAGCAAATGCTTTAGCTGTATCTTTATATCTTAGTCCTAATCTCTCTGTTAACTCACCTACGAACTCTAAATCCTTAGCAGATTGTTTTGCATTACCTGATGCGAGTAAGGCTGCTACACCTATATTCTCCATATCTTGTGCTGTTCTTTTAAGGAAGCCTACACCTCCTACTACAGCAAACACAGATATCCAACTTCTTGCCATATTCTTTAATGAAGAGCTTAAACCATCTGCTGCAAACTTCTGAGCATTAAAGTTTCTTGTTATAGCTGTAGTAGTTTTATTTAAACGTGTAGTTTTATCTGTAACACTTTGAAGCGTGGCCTGATACTTTAAGAATTGCCTATCACCCTTCTTCACAGAAGAGTTTAAGAAATCTTGAGCGAGCTTTAAGTGTTTAATGTGCTTTTCAAGTACTGCCATTTGAGCTTTAGCTTGAGGTGAATTACTACCTTCAAGGCCAGTCATTTGACTATCAATCTTCTGCCTAGCTTGAGCTATTCTATGGTTCTCTTTTAGTAGAGTAGCCTCTTGCCTTAAAGCATTAGCCTCTGCTATAGCACTCTGTCTCTTGTGCATAGCCAGTGCTTGTTCATGAGCTATTTCTCTTCGTGATTCACGAGTCTTCTCTGCTGCAAGCTCTCTTCCTAGCTTCTGTTGTTCTTTTAAAGCAAGTTGTTTGTCTGCTATAATAGCCTTATCAATATCGTGAGAGCCTTCTACTTTAACTTTTCTTTGTGTCTTTGCAGTAAGGTTATCTAAATTCTTAAACCTAGTCTCTATATCTTTAAAACCTTTCTCTATTAAGGAGCCATCCCACTGTATTTGCATGGCATAGTTGTCATCTAATAACATAAGCTAACCTCTCCCTTTAGAGTTCTTTTCTTCGTCATCCTTGTGATAAGCCATCTCATAGGATTCATTTATATCTATATACTCTTTTAGTTTATATAACCTCTGGAGTGTATATTCATGTAACAATGTATTGATAGATTGATCAGTGGAAGGACAAAACTTACTGTTTGCTATCCGCATAATCAATATATCAATAGGATCTAAAGTGGACTTCTCTTTGACTAAACTTCTAATGGAGTCTCTGTATCTTCCACTGTCTTGTTCTGGCTCATCATTGAAAGGATTTGAGAAGAACCTACTCCTCCCATCTCCGAAAAGCCTTGGATAAAAACAGAAGGGCTAATACCATTCTCCTCTATAGACCAAAGTAGAAATACTGGAAGCTTGCCTAGATTCTTACCACGAAAGTAAGTGTCGAAGTTCATAGCTACCCCGTTCTCTTCCATATTAGCTGTTAGGACTTTAAGAAGAGGGACTACACTCTTCTTTCCTAATGCAGATACAAGAGTCATAGCCATGTTCTTACCAGCGTCCATATCCTTTAAATCTTCTAAACCTTCTATACCATCGAAAGCTCCAGAGTCAAATGCACTACCAATAGGCATTGCAAATAACTGAGCTAACTCACTGGCTGCTTCAATCGCTTGAGAAGTAGTAAGCAGTTTTAATGTATATTGCTTACCTCCTATCTCTTTCTGTACTATATCTTGTCCTAATAAACTCACTTGTATAATCCCCTCTGAATTATGGTTTAATGTAACCTGCTAAGTTACACTTTAAATTGACTTAATGTATTCACTGTACCTACAATACCACCCAATGCAGCAGCGGCTTCTGTCATACCTTCTGGCAACTCTAAATAGGTATAATCTACACAGAATATAGTCCACGTCCTGTCCTGAGCTTGAGAGCCAAACCCTAAAGTTGGGCCTTTCTTGATATGGCAATTAGTCAATTGTACTAATGCTCCACCTGATGGATCAGACAGTGTAATATCCCCCCTATAAATAGTTTTAGCTTTTCTTTGTGCAAGAATTACATTAGCTAGAAACTTATTAGTTAGAGATGTTTGCTGCAAGGTTAATTCAAACATCCCAGTGAAATCAGGATTGACTGAGATACCTACCTCACCAAAACCACCTACTGCCTCATCTGTGAAGTCTGAGTTCTGTTCAATACTGGCGAAGTTATCTGCAACGCCTGTGATACTTTGTTCTAGGAAAGATATCTGCACTTCCCTACTTGAATAAACGGGTAATAAACTAGACATTTATATAATACTCCTTATGATTCTGCTTCGTAAGTTAAGCTGCCTAGTATGACAACAATCTGAATACCACCTGCTAAGTATGCAGTGAAGCCTCCGTTATAAATCCTACTAGCGACAT